TACCGATTTAACGAGAGGTGGTAATGCAAAAGATACACAAATAACGGGTGTTAGCATGAATTATAATGCAGAAGGCGACCAACCATTAGGCGTTGGTAGTTTTACTGTCATTGTATTGTATAGCACTTTAGAAAATGATGTAGAAACCGCAACTTAGGAGTTATTATGGCTAAAAGAGTTAATATATATCGGGATACCGATACTATGGAAATTTGGGATGATAAACTCCCAAAGTACGAAGCGAATGGTTGGAAAACTAAAGCTGAAAAATCTAAAACAACAACAATAAAACAATTTAAAAAAAGTGGAGATAAATAATTATGGCTACACATGCAGGAAGCGAAGGTACTGTTAAAATTGGAAGCAATGCCGTTGCAGAAATACGTTCTTTCTCATTAGAAGAAAGTGGTGAAGTTATTGAAGATACAACTATGGGTGATACTGCTCGTTCTTATATTGCAGGATTAAAAAGTTATTCTGGAACATTATCATGTTATTGGGATGAAACAGATACTAATGGTCAGCAAGCAATAGACATTGGTTCAACTTTAACTATTAATTGGTATCCAGAAGGAGCGGATTCTGGTGATTTATATTATACTGGTTCAGTAATTGTTGTATCTAAAAGCGTAAGCAGTTCTTTTGACGGAATGGTTGAAGCTGAATATGGCGTGACTGGAAATGGTGCATTAAGCGAAGCGACTGTATAATTAATTGAGTGCTTTAGGTGAATCAATAAAAGAACTTCGTTCTGAAGATAAAGTAAGGATAGAAGTTCCAGAGTGGGGTAAAGACGGAAAACCATTAGTATTTTATTCTGGTCTATTACGCTGTAACGAAGTTTTAAAAATTCAACGCAAGCATAAAAATTTTTTATCTGAAATGACAACGGGTAATCCTAATATAGAAGCGGTTGTTGAAATGCTAATTATAAAAGCAGTTGATAACGACAATAAACCTATATTTGATATTGGTGATAAACCTATTTTATTACGAGAACCCGTAAATGTTCTTATGGATGTTATTGGTAGAATGTTTTCAACAGTTCCCAATCTTGAGGAATTGGAAAAAAACTAAAAACCGATTTGTTACAAATGAATTTACTAGGTTTAGCAGATCGGTTGCATAAAACCCTAGATGAAATCAAAAATATTACATTTGAAGAATACTATACGTGGCTCGTGTATTTTAAAATAAAGGAAAGTGAACGTGGCTCTCAAACAAAACGCACAAATAACCCTAACCGCAAAAGATAAAACTAAACTAGCGTTTCGTTCTATTAATACGGGATTAGGGCGTATGCAAAAATCCGTAATGGGTTTAACAAAAATGTTGCCTGCGTTAGCAGTTGGATTCAGTGCTGTTGCTATGGTGCAATTCGCCAAAAATGCGTTTAAAACAGCAGATGCTATTGCTAAAACTGCCGATAAAATTGGTTTAACCACAAAATCCTTACAAGAGTTACGATTTGGTGCAAAATTAAGTGGTGTTGAAACAAAAACACTTGATATGGCAATGCAAAGGTTTTCCAGAAGATTAGGTGAAGCACAGCAGGGTACGGGGGAATTAAAACAGACATTAATTGATTATGGAATAGCTGTTAAAAATGTAGATGGCTCGATGCGAACTGTAGACGAAGTGTTAAATGATGTTGCTGACGTTATGCAAACAGCAGGAACTAATACAGAACAATTAAGAATTTCTTTTAAATCTTTTGATTCTGAAGGAGCGGGATTAGTTAATATGCTCAGAAATGGTTCTGTTGGATTACAAAAATTTAGAGATGAAGCAGAATTTTTAGGGTTAATAATAGAAGAAGATTTATTAAGAAACGCAGAACAAACTAACAACCAATTTGAAATAATGACTACAATGTTCAGCATTAAATTTAAGAATGCAATGTTAGAGTTGTCACCAATTTTAATAGATATTGCAGATGCTTTAATAAGAATAATGACACCTGCATCTGAAATGGACAAATTAGTAGCAGAACAAAAATTTTTAATTGATAATATTGTCAAATATAATGAAAAAATACAAAAAGCTGAAAAAGCTAATATTAGTTTTGCTGTTTCTATTGATGCCGATAAAAAAATTCTTAAAATATATCAAGACCAAATAATTAAAGTTAATAAAGCAATTATAGAATTAAGAAAAAAACAAGATGAAGCAAAAAAGAGTACTAACGATTTAGGTGAAACAACAGTTGTCGGAACACAAAAATTTGCTGATTATAATAAACAAACTGATGTAATGGTTAAAGGGTGGCAAACAGCAATGACACCCATGCAAAGATTTAAAACAGAATTTATGTTTTTAAATAATGTTTTAGAAAATCAAACAGTAAAAGCAATGCGTAGTGTTGAAGATGCTATAATAGATATTACGTGGCGTACTAAAACTGCTTCAGAAGCATTTAGAGAAATGGCAGTGTCTATCTTACAAGATATGCAACGTATTATGATGCGTAAATTTACTGGTAATATCGCACAAAAAGGTTTTGATTTTTTATCTGATGCTATATTTGGAAATCTTTTTACATCATCCGCTAATGCAAGTATGGCAGGAAATTATAGTGTAGGAGCAGGAAGTGCAGGGTTACCATTTATGGCTAATGGTGGCTCAGTTCAAGGCGGTAAACCTTATATTGTAGGTGAAAAAGGTGCAGAGTTATTTGTGCCTAGTGGTAGTGGTGAAATAATACCAAATAATAAGATGGGTGGTATTACAATTCAAAATGTCATTAATGTTTCAACTGGTGTTTCACAAACAGTACGTGCCGAAATAGCAAATTTAATGCCACAGATTAGTTCAATGACAACCGAAGCTGTAAGAGATGCACAAGCAAGAGGAAACCTAAACTAATGTTATTATATTATGCGATTATTACATTTTGTTTAACAAATTGCTCTCACGTAAATGAATATGAAAAATACGTACATTCTGAACCATTAACTTATGATGAATGTTCGGCAAAAGTTTTTGAAATGACACAAATAATTTTAGACATAACACCAGATATTAAACATAGAAAAATTAATCAATTATGTGTGCAAAAAGACGCATTAACCAATTTAGATAGATACGAGATATTCAATGGCTATTAGTTATCCTTTAAGTTTACCCAGTGTTGCAGGTATTAAAAATGTAAATTTTCGTTCTGTTAATACTGTAGGTATATCTGAAAGTGCATTTACCTACGCACAACAAGTTACAAAATATTCTGGTCAAAAGTGGGAAGCAGAAGTGACTTTACCTACTATGAATAGAGCAAATGCGGAATATTGGATTAGTTTTTTAATAAAATTAAAAGGTAAATACGGAACTTTTTTAATGGGTGACCCTAATGGTGCAACAGCAAGAGGTTCAGCAAGTAGTTCCGCAGGTACACCAGTTGTTAAAGGTGCAAGTCAAACGGGTTCAAGTTTAATTATTGATGGTGTTCCTGCTTCTGCAACGGGATATTTAAAAGCAGGTGATTATATTTCATTAGGTACTGGTACTTCTACTCGTTTATATAAAGTTTTAGATGATGCTAATTCTAATAGTTCGGGTGAAGTTACAGTAGAAATATTTCCAGATTTAAGAACGTCACCTGCGGATGATGCTACTGTAACAGTGGCAAGTGCAAAAGGAACATGGCGATTAACAAGTAACCAAACAGATTGGTCAATAGATACAATTAGTTTGTATGGATTAACTTTTGCTTGTGAGGAAGCATTATGAGTCGTTCTGTTACTGGTGCTTTTAATACACAATTAACTTCAAGTGTTTTAGAACCTTTTTTAGCAGTAAATATGCAATTTAGTAATGGTGCAGTATATTTATGGACTGGATTTGGTGATATTACTATTGATGGCAATACTTATACGGGTTCGGGTACGTTGATGACTGTATCACCAGTTAAAGAAACTGCAAATGTAACAGCTAATGGAGCAAGTGTTGTTTTGAGTGGAATTCCAAGTAGTACATTAAGTGTTGCTTTAAATGAAGATTATCAAAATAGATCATGTACTATTTATATGGGTTGTTTATCAAGCGGTGCAGTTGTTGCAGACCCTTATCCCATATTTTCGGGTTTAATGGATGTAATGAGTATTGATGAAGGAACAGAAACAGTCAGCATAAATTTAAGTGTGGAAAGTCGTTTAATAGATTTAGAAAAACCATCTAATAAACGATATACTTCTGAAGAACAAAAAGCAATTTATCCAGATGATTTAGGTTTAGATTTTGTTGTTGATTTACAA